GATCTTTTGATTCGTTAGCCATCCGAAGCAATTCGGGGATGATCTGCTGAATGGCAATAGCGGTAGCGATTCCAGGGAGGGATCGCGCAATGGTCTTGACGAGCGCGGTAGCAGGGAAAGTCTGAGCAACCCTGATAGAACCGGCTGTTGATCCTGTTGGGGTTCTAATATCAAACACGCCAGATTGGTCAAAGCTTCGAACACCGGCACTGCCAGAAGAAGCGGTAAAGTGTTTTCCACCTGTCATTGGACGACTGGAGGTGAACTGACCAGTGATGTTTACAGGAACAGGATTTCGAGAAAGATTGGGGCCGACCGGCTGAGTTACAACATAACCACCAGGAAGCTGCGTGAACTGAAAAGTGGGTTTTGGACCCGTAGCATTCTGCGCAAACGCTGAAAGAGAAAAAGCCACTGAAAGGCCAAAAAGGGATTTTATCAGCATATCAGCGGCCTTTTCCGAGGGCAAGAACGAACGCTAGGCCGGCCATTGCACCGATGAGGGCAACGATAACCCAAAACAGAGCAAGGATGGCCGCGTCCACAATCAGGCCTTTTTCACGCCGCGCTTTGAGAGGTCAATACCCTTGAAGGCCATGGTGATACCGACAATGGCAACACCAACCAGGGCGACCCAGGTAGCAACGGTAGAGAAGTCAACTGCTGCAAAAATTTCAGTCATAATTTTTTCCTAAAGGATCAACAGAAACCGTCTGTTAGCGGATTGGGGAAATTCCCAAATTCAAAGTTTTTTGATCAGGTCAACAGCAATGCCAATCACCCAGCCAAAGAAATAGGCCGTGGTGACGGAACCCATGCCCCAGAGATAAACCGCCAGCACAGAGGCGCTATCGACTCCGATTACTGAAAAGTCTAATGCAGTCATGCGTCGTCTAAATCTTCGGGTGAACCGTACCAATCACAAGCAGGGCAAACGATGACGTCGCCAATGTCATCGGTTGATTCTTCGAATTCGCCGGTATGGCCACATTCAGGACAGTCCATGATTAAAGAGTTACCAATATTGGGTTTAAGGAAGTAGCGTGAAACGTGTAGGTCGCACATGCAGATAGAAAAACACAAACGAAAGCAATGGCGAGAAAATTTCGCATGGTGTCTTTTTGTATAGTGTAAATATGTATTGCTACAATTTTACACTACATTTTTCACTTGATTGGAGCAGAAACAATTTTTTCAGGGGTGATTGAAATGATGTGCGTTTCACGCTTGCCAAATTTCATGATGTCGCGCACTTCAACTTCGGCGTTGAAAGGCACGGGGTTATGTGCCACGGATCTGATAATGGCGGAACTGCATTCATACATCGAGCCCATGAAGCCCTTCGCGACATTGTTTTCGCCGAAAGGAGGTGCAAGCGCAACAATGGTGTGAACTTGACCGATGTCGTATGGCTTCCCGGATTTGTTACCGATACCCGAACTACCCTCAAGGCCGACGATTTGCATTTTCATGATTTGATCCAATTTTCAGAGGAAAAAAGCTGCCTCTGAGTCAGCCGCACAAAGGAAACTGTCAAGCGGTGACAGCGTCCATATCGCGCAAAATTTGCTCAAAGGTGATGCCAGGGGACTCAACTGCAGGGGTCATTCGACGAGGTGTACCAATGACAGTGAGGCAGTCGATCAAATCAGAGGAATCTGGAGTGAACACAGAAGATACAACGCTCAAGAGCTTGCCATAGCTGCGTTTGAGGTGAAACATCAAGTGGCTGACCAGCAAAGCACCCTCCTTTCGGCTTGTGGAGATAGCCTCAGACGCGCAGCCGAGCATGGTTTGCAGAGCTGGGTAACAACCGGCCAAGAACGCATCACGCCGAGTCATAGCGTCAAATGGGATAACCCTGTCACGGTTTCCTAGCTGCACTTCGAAGCGCACCCAGGGCGAGTTAAGCTCGCCTAGCTGAATACCTTTTTCGTACACACGAAGCATTTTCCCGTTTGTGGATTTGCCGATGTAGAGGGTTCGGCCCATGACTTTGTTAAGCCAGTCGCCAGCTACGTGGCTGGAGGGTGGACGACCGTTTGTCGTGAAAGCGCCGGACTGATACATAGCCACAGCATCATCGACAGTGTAAGCACCATCGAGGTAATCAACGGCAAGATCGAGCCGGGTAATCCTTGCACCGATGCGACGAAAAAACTTTGAAAAACGATGCCAGTCAGGAACAACACTACAGCCGACGCCAGTGATCTGGAACATCCACCGACCGCGCTGATGCTCACCACCGTAAGCCAAAACACCGATGGCAAACTTATTGGAGCCAACTTGAGTTTCGAGCTTGATAGATTTTTCAAACCCGAAAAGGCCACGGCCCTCGACGCCAGTCAGCTTGCGAGAAAACAAGCGACCGAGGACGGCAAGGAACATGAGCGGGGTTTGAGAGTCAGGCCCAGGGAATGAGCAAGCGAACCAATCGACTTTGGCAGATTGATTGTCTGGGATACTTTCCCCCCCTGTTAGAGCATGGGGGGTTGCTTCGCTGGGGTCTAACAGCAGGGCACCCCCCCGCAAGCGGGGACCCCCCCTGCTGTCAGAGCAAGCAGTCAGGTACTCAGCTAGGACAATCGAAGGGAAGGAAGGAGGGATGCCCACCGAGTCGAGCTTGTCGGTCCTAGCGACCAAGCTTTTCACGACAAGGTTTTTACGGCCCAGCGGGCAAAAAGCATTTTTTTTCATGGTCGCTAGGCCGGAGGTTAGCCGGTAAGAAGTCACTAGGAAAACGTCTGGTCTTAGTCAGACATTCGGAAGGTGAAATATAAGGTAAAAATCGAAGTGTGAATAAATATTTGTACCTATAGACAAAAGGAAAAAATGTGGTAGTGGTTGAGGGCGTTTCCCCTCCGGGGCCGGGCTCTATGCTTCGCACTAAGCCAATGGGTACATTGTCTCAGCCCTACGGGTAACGATCCCTAACGCAATACGACATATGCTGACGTGTTTGGGCCTTCGGCACATCATGGAAATAGGCAATAGGTATTCGGTAACGTGTTGGCCATGATATGGCGATGAACAGGAGATCTAAAGTTTTGCTTATCAATAGAAGGGTTCAAAAGGCGCAGGTATGCGCCGATCTGAAATTAAAGGTCAAGTGAGGCGGATTCCTTTTTGAAAACCTTTTTTGGTGTAGTCGGATTAACGACTTTGGAAACAGAAGCCTGCATAGCCTGAATGGTTTTCAGGCGCTCGCTAGCCATAGTCTGGGCAACAAGATTTTCATTTTTGCACTCAAGCAAAGCAGAGATAAGAGCTTTATTGTCTTTTTGTTGATATACGATTTTCTCGTTCAAATCTTCAACGAGAGCGCGATGAATGTCTGAGTCTTCATCGAGCTGGTCGATAACCTGAGAACTGGTACGCAAATTCTCCTCTAGATCCTTGATGCGATCATTGAGCGATTTTCTCTCAGCATCGAAATCGGAAGCGGCACATTTAACGGCAACTTGCCACATCGTAAGACCAGCCAAGTCAAATGCCTGTTGAGCGTCTTCAGGAAGAAATGATGGAACGTCCAAACCTTCGACTGGCTCGCGTTCCCAGGTCTGGAGTGCCGCCGAGATAGTGGAATACGAGCCCGAACCGAGCTTTGCGCGTATGCCGGCCAATGTTGGTTTCTGTCCTGCTGCATCAATGAGAGAAGCAGCTGCGTGAATCTGAGCAACTGTGAGAGCCATGATTTTTCCAAGTATTCCGTAGCGACGTGCTACAGGTGTAATTGTACACTGTTTGTAGCGCTACAAGTGTATTTGTAGCGTGTAACTGTAATTTACAGTTACAGTTGTATTAATACAACAGTTTTTGGGTTAGCCAAAAAAAAACCCGCTACGCGAGTTTTGATTGATGGGTGAAATAGCTATTTGCCTAAAGTACACCAGCAGTGGCGCTAGGTGCCATTTGTATTTGTGGCGAGTCGCAGGTAACAAGCCTAGAGGTTTTTCCGATCCTAAGAAGACCTGAACATTCAGAGTGAGGTTCCCAGGTATAGCCGGATGCCGTTAGGTTTTTGCTACTGGTCGAGAAGATAAATTGTCCGTTTTGAGACACGGCAAACGTCCAAACCTCAAATTTTTTACCAGATATGTTGCCTGACATTGTGCCAGTGAGATGCAAACCCTTCTCTTTAAACGGATCTAGCACTTCCTTTTCTGGGGGCGGTGGCGTTTCAGGAATCTCAGGTCGAGCCGATAAGCTGGGAGAAACGATTTGCGAAACAGAAGATGGCGAGACATCCACGCCGATTGGAGGCAAAGAATTAGGTGATAGTTTGTCATCGGTTTTTATATGTGATGCGGCAGCAAGTGGGTTTTTTACTTCCAGGGTAACTACCATTAGAAGAACAATGACGCCGCAGGCAGCAGCACCAACGAACGTCCAATTTTTCCAAATGGGTCTAATGTCTTGAGAAGCTAACTCGACACCAACGCCACTCTTGGTATGAGAATTATAAAACTTAAAATATTGCTTTTTATATTCCCGAATTCCAGTGTTTACCACATCCCCCCTAATGCCGTCTTGTACTTTTCTAATATAGCGGGTGTTGAAACCGAATGCTGTTGCCTTTTTTACACGGTAGCAAACCTGGACAATCTCACGGATAGGTTGATTGATTTTCCCGTACGTCTGAGTAATAAGAAGAACGTCAGCGAATTCATGGCGGTGCATAGAGAACCACTCTTCAACATTAACAGGGGTTCCTATTTTGGGTAAAGAGATGTGGCATTCATCGATAACGTAAAGAGGACCTGAACCATTTTCAGGGTGACGCCACGGATCGCCGTAGTCCTCTATATTGCTGAAGGGGGCAGTGTTGTGACGAACTGCACGGGTAAAGGTAAATCGTGGTTCATAGGAGTCAGAATGAACTTCAGGTTTTGGCTTGAAAGTGGTGGTGCGAATCTCGATTAAAGGCAAATAGTGTGGGTATAGGGCGCCGATAACCTCTAGATTAAGAGCAAGGTTTGTAATTACCTTACGACCAGCGGCAAGGGCTGGCAGAACATGGAAAACGACCGACTCATAAGATTTTCCACCGCCAGGGAGTCCGAGGAGCATATTTATCATGATCCGAGCCTAGTGAACGGAATAAGCTGAAGCGTGATGCGAATGACAATAGCAGCGGAAATTATGGCAAACGCAGTTCCAAGACCGAGCGCACGCAAGACCTCAGACACGCCTGATGGAATGCTTAACCACAAGGATGACCACTGTGTGATGACAGAAAGATCGAGGACTTCAATCGCTGAAAAAGCAACAGAAAGAAGCTGATCGAAAACCCATGAAACGGCATCTTTAAGAACATCATAAGCGGCGGTGAAAACAGCTAAGAAAAGATCAATGAACCACTGCGCAAGGGCCGCAATCTTGGCAAAGAGCGCAGAAAAAAGGCCAGACATAGATCACCCCCCAAAAATTAAACGACGCGCCAAGAGCAAAGCAGTAATGATAATAACCAGGCGGAGAAAAACCCAGACACTGCAAGGTATAGAAGCGTCCAAGCTACCACCATAAAACGAAGGTAGCGACCAACTCGGACAACCCCCATCACCCAAGCTAGGAAGCAAAGCGGGCAAGACTGTGAACAATGAAGTTTGCTCAAGCTCCGATTTTTTATCATCCCAAACGCCAGAAATACCATCGGGATAAACTGGTTCGTAAAGCTTCGGGATTGATGGAAAAGGAGTATCGACAACAGGTCCTATAGGAGGTGGCTCAGAGTTTGGATTTGGTGTTGGCGTGTTTGTTGGCGCGTCCAATGGGTCGTTGGGAATTATGGTGCCTATTGGTGTGCGAGTGACAACGGTTGTATTTGAATTAATAACGACGCTGTTGTTGTTGTTAACCGTTACATTGGTTGTTGTTGTTGTGGTAACGGTATCGCCATTGGGCTTAGTCACCGTTTGGGTAACAGGGAGCGGCTGGGCATCAATTGTAACGGATGGTGTTTGTGGAGAAGTGAAAATATCGCGTTGAGGAATGACGTTGATAGCAGGTTCGAGAATCGAGTTTGGTGGCAGTGATGTTTCAGGTAAAAGGTCGAAGCGATCAAAATCATAAGGCGTTCTGACGGGGGGATTGACAACGCGCAGCGCGTAATCGGCACCAGCTATGCGAGAGGGCGTGTTAACTGTCGCGGGCACCACGTATGCGCAGGTGTAGAAGTCAGGGCTGTGGTCGGGTACAGCATAACCGCTGGAGTTACCAGCTTGAAGGAGAATGGACGCATTACAAGCAGCGCTAGGACTTGCGTAAAGCTTAGATTCCCGAGGATTGCGCCAACCACTGCTAGGCTTGACCTGATGAATGCCGTCGGCATCAGTGTGGACAATAGGGTCAACGTCGTTAGGATCTTTTGATTCGTTAGCCATCCGAAGCAATTCGGGGATGATCTGCTGAATGGCAATAGCGGTAGCGATTCCAGGGAGGGATCGCGCAATGGTCTTGACGAGCGCGGTAGCAGGGAAAGTCTGAGC